GAAGTATGTTGGTCGTGTATCCAATAGCAATAACTACCTTCGTAATAGGAAGACAGGTGTAACCCGTAAGATGGAATCCTTTGCCATCACTACAGATTTACTAGAAGACATTCGTGAAACCTTTCCCCACAGTACTTTCACTGGGTTCCGTATTCTGGAGACTGGCGGTAGTTGGTTTGTTAGACAAGCTGTTGGTTATGATCAAAAGAAACTAACAGAATGGAAAAAGAACAAATCAATCTGTTTGGAAAACCAAGGTTATAATAAATACTTTGTTATCCAATCAAACAAACTAAAGTCAGATACTGAGTTTGATGTTGATGAGGGAGCTTCAAAAGCGAAGATTAAATCTTCATTCGCTAAGTCCCTCAAGGGGAAGAAGAATAACAAACGTATTCTAGGTGATTTCATTGGGATGATCGCGTGACACTCTACGAACTGGCACAAGGGTGGTTGCAAGACCCCCTTTCTCATGTATAATAGTTGTATACCAAACAAGGAAACCACAAACTCAATGGCTCGACTCGCTATGACCACTGATCAAATTGTAGAGAAACTCAAAGAGACCTATGGTGAGAATGTAACTACTGCTGAACTCAAAGCTTTCTGTGCTATGAACGATTGTGGTTATCCCACAATCACCCGTCGTCTGGAGGAATATAAGTCTGGTCGTGGTCGTTGGAACCTAACTCTAAACGAGAAGTTGGAGCAAACCTATCAAGGACCAGCTGGCGTCCCCGCTGTTATGGATATTACGGAAACAAACCTTGTCCCTGACAAAGATAGTAACTTTGTTTCATTCGGTAACTTCACAGACCTGAAGCAAGTCATCAAGTCTGGTATCTTCTATCCTACCTTTATCACTGGTTTATCTGGTAACGGTAAAACCTTTGGTGTGGAACAAGCTTGTGCTCAACTTGGTAGGGAACTGATTCGAGTCAATATTACAATCGAAACCGACGAGGATGATCTTCTTGGTGGTTTTCGCTTAAATGATCCTAGAGGTAATACAGTTACTGAATGGGAAGACGGTCCTGTTATCGAAGCTTTGAATCGTGGAGCTGTTCTCCTTCTAGACGAGATTGATCTAGCGTCTAACAAGATCCTTTGTCTCCAATCTATCCTGGAAGGTAAAGGTGTATTCCTTAAGAAGACTGGTAAGTTTGTAAAACCTACCAATGGATTCAATGTGATTGCAACCGCAAACACAAAAGGTAAGGGCTCTGACGATGGTAGGTTTATTGGAACTAATGTTCTGAATGAAGCATTCCTAGAACGTTTCGCTATAACCTTTGAGCAGGAATATCCAGTAGCATCAGTAGAAACCAAACTCCTAAAGAAGTACGCTTCTTCATTGGGTATTGTAGATGATAAGTTTTGTAAGTATCTGGCAGACTGGGGTGACATTATCCGCAAGACCTTCTATGATGGTGGTGTTGATGAGGTTATCTCCACACGACGTTTGGTTCATATCCTTAGGGCATATAGTATCTTTGATGATAAATCAAAGGCAGTTGCTATCTGTCTCAACCGATTTGATGATGAAACTAAGCAAGCCTTCATGGATCTATACGACAAGATTGATAACGAAGTTACTTTCCAATTTGGTGATGGTACTGACGACATCCAAACATTGAATGTCGATCCACATCCAATTCAACCACAAAACTCAGACTTCTAAATGATTTTCCCTACTATGAACTCCTGGTCTATGCTATTTGATGAAATTGGTGAGATCAATTTCGATGAACCTGAAGACCCTACTGTATATCCTGACACTATGAACCAAACAACCAAAGACGAAACATTCTGGAGGTATGATGAAGGTAAGATCCTCCGTGAGGTAGAAGCTTATCTCTCAAGTACCTATAGCGGTCACTATGTTGGGGGTGAAACCAAGATTCAAACCCTAGACCTTATTGATTCTATTGGTGACTCTGAGTCTTTCTGTAGATCCAACGCAATCAAATATCTCTCTAGGTTTGGAAAGAAGGAAGGTAAGAATCGTAAGGATCTCCTAAAGGTTATCCACTATGCTATCCTCCTCTACCACTTCTCAGACCTACCCTTCACAGAAGATGCTGTGGAAACTCACTCGCCTACTGGGCGTTAATACATATCTGTGGTATAATACACAGGTATCCTTCTAATCCTTTATCTTTTATATTAATGAAACTATCTGACGAAACTATTGCAGTGTTGAAGAACTTCTCTTCTATCAACCAGAGCATCATTGTTGGTGAGGGTAACACCCTAAGAACTATTTCAGTGATGAAGAACATTCTCGCTGAGGCAAAAGTCTCTGAGAACTTTGAGAAGTCCTTTGCTATCTACGACCTCAATGAGTTTCTAAATGGTTTGTCACTACACGACAACTACGCACTAGACTTCACTAACGATACCTTTGTGGTTATTCGTGAAGGCAAACGTCGTGTGAACTATCACTTCGCAGACCCTGAAGTTATTGTTGCTCCACCTGATAAGCAACTCCAACTTCCATCCAAGGATGTTTGTTTCCAACTAGATCATAGCCAACTTCTACAACTGATGAAGGCTGCTTCTATCTACAAACTCCCTGACCTATCTGTCATTGGTGAGGATGGTACTATCTCCATTGTTGTTCGTGATAAGAAGAACGATTCATCTAACGTCTATTCTGTGGATGTTGGTGAAGCCCCAGAAGATTTCGTATTCAACTTCAAGGTTGAGAATACCAATAAGATCCTCCCTGGTAACTATGATGTAGTTATCTCCCAGAAACTACTCGCTCAGTTCACTGGACAGAAGAACAATGTTGAGTATTTTATCGCTTTAGAACCAGACAGCACCTTTGGGTGATATGATGGGAGGGTAACACCTCCCTTTTTTTATGAATGTATTCGTCACAGAACAGTCTCCCAGAGGTAGCGCTGTTGTACTACCTGACAAGCATATCGTGAAGATGCCCCTTGAATGTTGCCAGATGGTGGCTATCATCTACTCTCACTGGTATTACAACTGGGGTGAGATTCACAAGGCAAATGGAGAACCATACTCCACCACAAAGGGTGCGTTTCGTAACCACCCCTGCACCAAGTGGGCGGCAGATAGTATGTACAACACAGCCTGGTTGATTGCCCATGGTCTAGCCCTCTGTACTGAGTACCATCAAAGATATGGTAAGATTCACTCTTGTGCTAAGACCTTGTTTGAAGCCAAAAAGATGTTCCATAGATACACTGGTGAGACCATTCTATGTTACAATATGGTGGAGGACTTCACCCGTGCCATGCCTGATGAGTTCAAGCTTGACACTGGTATCTCCACCTTTGATGCGTATAAGATGTATATTTCATCCAAACCTTGGGTGAAAGACAACTATCTCCGCAAACCTGAACGCAAACCTTCCTGGGTTTGATTACTTTATTATCTTTTTATTATGAACGAACGCACTGATTTCCTATGGACAGAGAAATACCGCCCACAGGTTATTGATGATTGTATTCTTCCCGATCACGTAAAGAATACATTCAAGGAGTTTGTTGCTAAGGGTGAGATCCCCAATCTCCTGTTATCTGGTCCTCCTGGTATTGGTAAGACCACAATTGCCAAAGCTCTTTGTAATGAGATTGGTGCCGACTACTATGTAATCAACGGATCTGATGAGGGAAGATTCCTTGACACAGTCCGTAACCAAGCAAAGAACTTTGCTTCCACAATGTCCCTTACTTCGGAAGCAAAACACAAGGTCATCATTATTGATGAGGCAGATAACACAGGTAGTGACGTTCAGATGTTGCTTCGTGCAAACATCGAAGCGTTCTACAAGAACTGTCGTTTTATCTTTACCTGTAACTACAAGAACAAGATCATTGAACCACTTCATAGTAGGTGTGCAGTGGTTGAGTTCTCCGCTAAGGGTAAGGATAGACAACAGATCGCCGCGTCCTTCTTCCAGAGACTCTCTGGTATCCTAGAGAAGGAAAGGGTAGAGGCTGACAAGAAGGTTCTAGTAGAACTAGTTCAGAAACACTTCCCTGACTTCAGGAGGGTTCTGAATGAGGTTCAGAGGTATTCCAGTAGTGGTAAGATCGACTCTGGTATCCTAGCAACCTTCTCTGAAGTCAAAGTAGAAGACCTTATCAAACACCTTCGTGAGAAGAACTTTGTTGAGGTTCGTAAGTGGGTTGTTGCTAACTTAGATAACGATACTAATAGTATCCTCCGTAAGTTATACGACACCCTATCTACACAACTAAAAGGTCCTTCTATCGCTGCTGCTGTATTGGTTATCGCCAAGTATCAGTATCAAGGAGCCTTTGTAGCTGACCAGGAGATCAACCTCCTAGCAGCTCTAACTGAAATTATGATTGAATGTGAGTTTTCCTAATTATGAATGTCAAACTAATCCGTATGAACTCTGGCGAAGATGTTATCGCCGACCTCATCAGTGAGACTGATGATACACTAGTTCTATCCAATCCTATTGTTTTAGTTCCTGGTCAAGGTGGAACACTAGGTTTCGCCCCATGGTCACCAGTTATCTCTCCAGATGTTAAGGAGATTTCTATTCGAGCTAACTATGTTGTATTCATGAGTGAGCCGAACGAGGACGTGGTAAATAACTACAACCAAATCTTTTCCCCCATTGTCACACCCAGTAGTAAAGGACTGATTTTATGATGGATACAGTTGTACTCTATACAAACAATGGTCAGGAGTCGGAGAGAATCCAACAACTACTGACTAGTGTGGGTGGTGAGTTTCACATCTACACCTTAGGCCAAGACTTCACACAGGATCAATTCTGCAAGGAGTTTGGTGTATCCGCGGAATACCCACAGGTTGCCATAGGTTATAATCATATCGGGGGTCTCAAGGAAACCCTACACTATCTAACGGACGAAGGACTTATTAAATGACCCTGGAACTCAAGGAATGGTTGAATAGTTTGAACATGAGTAAGGAGAACCTCATAGAGGAAGATCCTGAGTGTGAGAAAGACTACGCACCCTTCATTATCAATAAGTGTATGTCTGGTCAGATGGATTCACTTATGTTCGCTAATGAGATGAACAAGTTTCCATCACTAGATAAAAAGTTACAATATGATTTTTATCTAAATAGTCTACGGAAGAGAAAGCGTTTCTCTCCCTGGTTAAGGAAGGATAAGATTAAACATCTTGAGACCGTTCGTAAGTTTTATGGCTTTTCCACTGAAAAAGCAGAACAAGCTTTGAATATTTTATCCAATGAACAACTTGACTTTATCTATGATAAACTTGATACTGGGGGAACCAGACCATGCAAACGGACGAAAGGGGGGTAGTATTATGGAACCCCTCATATATGGTGGAGGTATTTCTATCCGAACCTGATGACTTCCTAAAAGTGAGAGAAACTCTTACGCGAATTGGTGTTGCTTCTCGTAAAGAAAAGAAGATATATCAATCTTGTCATATCCTACACAAGCAAGGAAGATATTTCATAGTTCATTTTAAAGAACTCTTTGCTCTTGATGGTAAGCATACTACTATAACACTGAATGATATACAGAGACGTAATCGTATTATTAAACTACTATCAGATTGGAACCTGATTGAAGTTTCGGAGAATGTTGATATTACTGATGTTGCTCCTTTAAACCAAATAAAGGTACTATCATATAAAGATAAAGAAAACTGGATACTAGAACCCAAGTACAATATTGGATCACCAACAAAACGTTCAGAATAACCGAACATCAAAGGAGGGAATCAACACCCTCCTTTTTTTGTGCAAACTCCTAAATAGGTGGGTAGTCGCCACTCAGGGACTACGCCTTATACATCTCGCTTATTAGGAGAAACACATGTCTGGATTAGCACGCTATTATGGTTCTGGGGATATTGAGAAGTTCCTCAAGGACGTTGATAAGTATTCAATCGGAATGGACGAATGGTTCCATAGGTTCGGAGCACTTCACCAAACAGAAGCAAACTATCCACCCTACAACGTTATTCAGGAGAATGCAGTCTCCTATCGTGTAGAGGTTGCAGTTGCTGGATTTGCAACAAAAGAACTAGAAGTATTCACAGAGAACAACAAACTCTATGTGGAGGGTCAGAAGGAACTGGCAGAGCCTAAGGAGGGTGAGTCCTATGTCCATCGTGGGGTGGCTGCAAGGTCCTTCAAGAGGGTCTGGACTATCTCTGATGACGTAGAAGTGAAGGAT